AGTTGAATGGAGATTTCATATATTAGATTCGGCAACTGGTTCATATCAAGAAGTAGTAGTATCTGATATTGTATTTAACTTTGCAAGTGGATATTATCAATTAAATGATGGTTTAATAAAAGCAACAGGTACTCACCCAATGTATGTTTGGGATTGTGAAATTGAAAAGTATCGTTTTAAAAATATTGAAGATATTCTTATTGGTGACTTAATTGTAACCTATGATGAAATTGGTGGTATCAATGAAGTTGAAATAACTAATATAGAAGTAATAACTGATGATGTTGAAATTGTAACACTTAATGTAGAAAATGCCGACGTTTATTTAGCAAATGGTATTATCTCACACAATAAAGGAACAACTACACAACCATCGATACCTGCAAGTGGTTTAAGAATGTATTTAGACCCGTCTAAAGCATCATCAACTAGTGGAACAGGTTCTGCAGACTGGTTAGACCTTTCGGGTTATAATACGGGTGTAAGACCCGCAGGTGTTCAAAACGCAGCTGGATTTACTGGAACTAATCCTGCATACAATAATGGTGCAACTAGAATTGATAAATATTGGACATTAAATGGTAGTGATTCATATTGGTATAAAGATAGAACTACAAATATCAATGGTGGTATAACTCAATTTGATACATCAGCAATGACATTTGTAGCTTGGGTTAGACAAACTGCCAATCAAGGAGCAACATATGGGGGTTTATTTTCTAAAGAAGGAGCCGACAGAGATTATAATTTTTATTTATATAGTAGTACCGCAACTGCATGGGATGGTTTTCATTTTGCAACTGCAAGAGGAACTGTTTCAAATACTGTTCAAACATTTACTGCACCTGCATTAAATACATGGCATATGGTGGCAGTAACTGTATCAGCAGCAGGTATAGCATATTATTTAAATGGAAGTAGTGTAGGAACTGGAACAGTTACAGCATTTACAGCAACAACTTCTTATCCTATAAAAATAGGAGCAGCTGATAATTACGCAAAATGTCAATTAGGCCCGACATTGTTCTATAACAGAGTATTAACATCGACAGAAATTTCACAAGTATATAATTATTTCCAACCGACATACAAACCATAATTTGTTGTTTTGGATTAAAATACTATATTTATAAGGAGAATTAATAAATTTAAATTAAAGTATATAAAATGGCAGAAAAAATGGTATCACCAGGTGTTTTCACAAAAGAAAACGACCTTTCATTCTTACAACAAGGTGTAGCAGAAATAGGCGCAGCATTTATTGGCCCTTTCAAAGAAGGCCCATTAGTACCAACAATCGTAAATTCACAAGCTGAATTCGAACAATTATTTGGAGCAGCTGATGGAACATATTATACTCCATTAGCAGTACAAAATTATTTAAGAGAAGCAGGAACTGCAACCATTTGTAGAGTAGCTGGTACATTGGGTTACACCGAAACCGCACCTTTATTATTAATAGCAGCGTCAGGTTCTCAATCAGGTGCACTTGGTGTTTTATTTAATACATCAGGTAGTGCAAACGCAGGATTTTCAAATGCAGCTTTATCCGATTTAAATGGTGGTGGAGATTTTTCACTAACAGGTACAAATTTAGGATATAGTGCATCTTTGGATTCAACTGTTGTAAATGATATTGAAGCGGTATTTGGTACATCACCATATGGTGCAAATGGTGCATATTCTTACGCATTCTTTAAAGAAAATGGTTTAATAATAAACACCGGCTCTTATACTCTATCAAATGCCGATGGAATTTCAACTGGTTCAATTGTAAAAACATTTGCTGCAAATATTAGTGCAAGTGTTGTTGTATTAGATAGTCAAAAATTTAGTGGTTCATCTCAAACAGGTGAAGCATGTGAAGCATTGACTCCATATATTCAATCTCAATTAATTAGTGGCCAAAGATATAACCTTTTCCAATTTGAAACACTAACTGCAGGAAACGCAGCAAATACTAAAATTAAAGTTGGTATTACAAATGTAAAAGCAGCAGGTACAACAAACGGAACGGATTATGGTACATTTACAGTAGTAGTTAGAGCATTTAATGATACTGATAAGAAAAAGAATGTATTAGAAACATATTCAAATGTAAACTTAGACCCAAATTCTCCAAACTATATTAGTAGAGTAATTGGTGATAGAAAATTATCAATCGATTCTTTAGGTAAAATAACTGAAACAGGTGATTGGGTAAGTAATTCAAAATATATTAGAATTGTAAACTTAAATGAAAATGCACCGGTACAAGCGGTACCATTTGCACACGCAGCGTATCAATTATTTGTAAAGGCTGGAAACTATTCAAACTTTATTCCAAGAGTAACATTCTCAACGGGTTCAGTAGTAGATTCTTCTAAATATAGTGGTATTGATTTGGATAACAATGGTGATAACAAAATATATATGAAACCAATTCCTGTAAGTGCAGGTAATGGTTCTAACGCAATATTCTCATTGGATACAATTTGTGGACTAACATTGAACCCACAAACACAAACTGCAACTGATATTGCAAAAAGACAATTTGTTGTAGCATTTCAAGAAGGATTTGATGGATATGCACCGAACACAAACGCATCGGATATTGAACCATCAACAACCGCAGGTAAAGCAGCATACGCTAAACACATCGCAGCATTATCTAATTCAGACGAATATGATATCAATATGGTAGTTGCACCACACGTTAACAGAGCAGACCATTCAGCAGTATTTACTTCGATTTTAGATATGGTTGAACAAAGAAATGACGCATTCTTTATCGGAGATGCCGGTAATGCGGGTACATCTTTATCAGCAACTATAACACAAGCTCAATCAGTAGATTCAAATATGGCAGCTGTTTATTATCCTTGGATTAAAACAATCGATGTAAACACAAACAAATTAATCACAGTTCCACCATCGGTATTACTTCCAGGTGTATTCGCAGCAAATGATAGAGTAGCAGCAGAATGGTTCGCACCAGCAGGTTTGAATAGAGGTGGTTTAGTAGGGGCAGTTAGTGTATTGAATAGATTAACTCAGTCTGAAAAAGATGAATTATACGAAGCTAAAGTAAACCCAATCGTACAATTCCCAGGACAAGGTATCGTAGTATTCGGACAAAAGACATTACAAGACAAACCATCGGCATTAGATAGAATCAATGTAAGAAGATTGTTATTAACTGTAAGAAAATATATCGCATCTACTTCAAGATATTTAGTATTTGAACAAAATACTTCTGAAACAAGAAATAGATTCTTAAATATCGTTAACCCTTATTTAGAATCAATCCAACAAAGACAAGGTTTGTACGCATTCCGTGTTGTAATGGACGATTCAAATAATACTCCGGATGTAATTGATAGAAACATTATGAAAGGTGCTATCTACTTACAACCAACTAAGACCGCTGAATTCATTCAAATTGATTTCAACATCTTACCAACTGGAGCAGCATTTAACGGATAATTTAGAAAACAGATATTTATATAAAAGAATTAAAAAATAAAGTAAAATGCCAGAAATATTAGAGTTTGATAAAATTTTCTATAAGAATTTTGAACCTAAAGTAAGTAATAGATTCATTATGGAAATAAATGGTATAGAATCATATATCATTAAAACAGCAAACAGACCAACTTTCACATCGGAGCCTGTTGTTTTAGACCATATTAATGTACAAAGAAAATTAAAAGGAAAATCAACTTGGGATGATGTTAGTATCACTCTTTATGACCCAATTGTACCATCAGGTGCACAACAAGTCATGGAGTGGATTAGACAATCACATGAGTCATTAACAGGTAGAGATGGATACGGTGCTTTCTATAAGAAAGATGTTACTTTCTATTTATTAGGACCAGTTGGTGATAAGATTGAACAGTGGACTTTAAAAGGTGCATTTATTTCTCAAGCAAATTTTGGTGAATTAGATTGGTCACAAAACGACCCGTTATCAATAGAATTACAATTAACTTATGATTACGCTATATTAGAATACTAATCGTATTAAAAATTATAAAATCAAAGGGATACCTACAAAGTATCCCTTTTTTATTTTTTGAAAACATAATATATATAATAAAGACAAAAGTTATATTATGGAACAAAACATTGAACAACAAGTTACAAGAGGTTTGGGTGGATTTCAACAACAAGGACAAAAATCATATCCATTCCCAACAGAGGTTATATCATTGCCATCTAAAGGTTTGGTATATCCAGAATCATCTCCATTATCAAAAGGTGAAATTACTGTTAAATTATTAACTGCAAAAGAAGAAGATATTCTTACTTCAACAAATTTAATTAGAAAAGGAATTCAATTAGATAAATTATTAGAAAGTATTATAGTTGATTCATCTATTAATATAGGTGATTTGATAATTGGTGATAAAAACGCAATATTAATTTCAAGTAGAATATTGGCATTTGGTCCTGAATATACTATAACAGTAAACGACCCTGCTGAAAATACTCCAGTAGAAGTAACAGTTGATATGTCTAAACTTTCTATAAAAGAAATAGATGAAAGTAAATTAAATAGAAATAATGAATATGAGTTTGTTCTTCCTAAAACAAATACTCCTATTAAGTTTAAAATAATGACTCATAGTGATGAATTGATTATCGCAAAAGATGTTGAAGCAAGTGAGAAAATATCTAAACAAGGAAATGAAATTCAAGCTCGTTATAGAAGACTTATTACCGAAGTTAATGGTAATAGAGATATGGGATATATAAGCAATTTCGTTGCAAATCAATTATTAGCAGCCGATTCAAAAGCATTGAGAAAATACATAAATCAATTATCTCCAAATATTGATTTGATATTTAATTACACATCCCCATTTACCGGCGAAACGGAGGCGCTGAGTGTCCCGGTAGGGATTGACTTTTTTTACCCTGCCGACTAACTACTCACAGTTTTTACACAAAAAGATATTTAACTTAATATATTCGTCAAATGGTGGGTTTAATTGGCATGATGTTTATTTTATGCCCGTCAAACTAAGAGAATTTTATTGGAATGAATTGTTATCTACTAAAGAATCAGAAGCATCTGCTATTGAAAAAATAACTAATTCACCCAAATCATCATCTACGAGAAGAAGATAAACCATTTTATTTTATATTTATATAAAAGATTATAAAGTCATGTCCAAATTAATATTCGAAAGAAATATATTTCAAAAATTATTAGATACCTTTTTCAAAGCCAAAACAAATGGTAATGAAGAAAAATTTATTTCTAAAATCAAATATACAAATCCTGAATTAAGTAAAGCATTTAAAGATTTAGATGATGCAATTGTATCTGGTCAATTAAAACTAAAATCTATATTACAAAAAAGAGGATTAGATACAACCGAAATTGATACATTTTTAGATAAATACTACGACAAAGCATAATAAATGGCTAAGAGTAAAAAATCACTTTCCAAATTAGAGCAAGAATACAATAGGATAAATCAATCACCCGTTACGGATGGTAAAGATGCTGCCGAAAAACTCAAAGCGTTAGATAGAATTACTAATGAAATGAAGAGGCAGAACAAATTGATGGCCGAACAAATTGATGATGCAACGGAATATGATGGTATTTTAAAAAGTATTGGAAGTAAGGTTAGTAAAAATAATAATTTTTATAAAGAAACTGGTAAAATATTAAACTCAACTAAAATACAAATGAATGGAATAGCATCCATTCTAAAAACATCAACGACCTTAACAAACGAACAAAAAGATGCAGCATATAAAGTTGCAGGTGGATACAAAGATTCAGTATATTCCGTTACAAAGATATTAGATTCCTTAATTCCTGTTAAAAAAAATAACAATGAAATTAAAGATATAATTCAAGAACAAATAGAAGAACAGAAGGCCTTCATAAAAACGATAGATACTACTACCCAAGATGGTAAAGATTTGAAAGCGGTATTAGAAGCACAATTGGAAGTATTGGAGAAAATGGGCCCGGCAGCACAAGCAGCGGCACAAGATATGCAAGCTATGGGTGATGCGGGTGAGATGTTATCTAATACTGGATTTGGTAAAGGTTTAGATAAGTTTTTAAGTGTAACTAAAAAATTTAGAGGTGGTAAGGGTGCCGGTAGTATCGCTGAGGTTGTGGGCAATTTACAAAGCAAAAGAGGTGCAGCCGGTATGTTAGGACAGGCCGGTAAAGGTATGGTTGGTATGTTGGGTGGTGTTGCAAAATTCTTAGGCCCTATTGGATTGGCAACCGGTGCAATTATGGCAGCTGCTAATTTCTTTAATAGTGGACAGGCTGCAAAAACAGCAGTTAGAATGGCTGCATTGACCGGTGGCAATTTAGATGAAGCTGGTAAAGATGCAATGAAGGGTTCTAAAGAATATAGAAATATAATCACAGAATTCAATTATGGTTTACCAAGAAAACTACAAAGACAAGCCGCAGAGGATAATTTTGAATATAATAAAAGTTTAGCAACCGATGCTTTACAATATGACCAAAGTTTAGTAAAAGATGGTATTAATTACGAAAATAGTTTACTAAAAGACCAAATTCAATTTAGACAAAACCAGGAATCACAAACCTTAGATGCAAATAACGCTCAAAGAAAGGCATTGTTTACAAGTGATATGGGTAGATTTAAATCCGCTATATCGGTTTCCGAAAGAGCATTACAAGCAATAGGTTCATCGACTCAGGCAGTCTTAGATACCGTAAAAAATGTTGGTGTTTCATTAGCAACCGGATTATCATCTCAAGTTAAATTAGCTACTGCAGCTGCAGGACTTGCAACACAATATATGTCATCTGCAGACGATGTATTATCAATGAGTAATACATTTCGTTTAATGGACAAATCATCAGCTGAAACTGGTACAAATATGGCAGCGGGTGTAGGTGCATTTGCAAAATTAAATGATATGTCACCGGCTCAGTTATTTAAACAAATGGCTGATTCACAACAAGAAATATTTAAATATTCAAACTTTACAACTTCACAATTTGCAACACAAGCCGTATTGTTGGCAAAAATGAATACATCAATGAGTACGATGTCCAAAGCATCGGATTCTATGGTTTTAAATTACAAAGATAGTATTAAAGCGGAGATGAGTTTATCGGCAATGTTAGGTAAGAATGTAAATCTATCAGAAGTTAGAGCTAAATTGATGTCCGGAGATATGGCAGGTGGCGCATCTGCATTAAAAACTGCATTGGGTGGTGTTGATATAAATTCAATGAATGCATTCCAAAAACAATCATTGAGTCAAGCTACCGGTATGGATATCAATGAATTAATGAATTTGACTCAATCTAAAGGTGGTGGTGTAGCGGGAACTATTTCAGAAAAAAATGCAGCAAAAACCGGTGCAGCAATTGCAAATGGTGCATTGAATCAAGATATTGCAAACGAAGCTGCTAAACTTAAATTGGAACAAAAATTTAGAAAAGAAAGTTTAGAATTTGAACAAAAAGAAAGAAAACAAATGTTGGGAGTTGAACAACAAATGAGACTTGATGGTATTAGACTGGAACAATCTTTTAGAGTACAAGCAGCATTACTTGCTACCAATGAAGATATTAAAGATTTACAAAATAAAATTGTAAAAGAAGTGATGTCTGAACAAGTTATATCTGGAATAAGTGGTCAATATAAAAATGCCCCAGATGTTGCGAGAGTACAATCTAAAACACAAGGTATTGGAATAACACCGACAGGTGGTATAAGTTACACAAGTTTGGCAGATAGTACCAAAAAAGGTGGCCAACCAACAGTAGCTGCAATAGACACACAAAGTAAATTACAAGATACAAAATTAACACAACAAATAACAAAACAAGCTGCATTGTTAACTGAGTCTGCCTATTCGGTAAAATTACAACAAGAGATGGTTGCAATGTTGGGATTATCTACACAAATGTTAGGAAAAATAATGGATAATACCGCTAATGGAGCGGACGTTACATTAAATGGTAAATCATTAAGACAATCTCTATTGAATGAGGCCCGCAGAAATTATGGTGTTGCAAGAACAGCATAATATTTGGAATAAAGATATTTATAAATAAATACCACTATTTCATAAATGGCAACAATACGAGATTTATTTAAATCACAAAAAAAGGAACTATACGGAAAAGAAAATGTCCGAATAGAAAGCAGGGGATTTATTAATCCACCAAGAGGTGCTGCATTACTTGCATCATCCCCAAATGCGATTGCAGATTTAATTGGAGGACAAATTGGTGGAGCATTGGGTGGTTCGGCAAATAGACCATCGGACACTATTTTTAGAGGAAAAGGTGTTTTTAATAAACCAATATCATTATTTAAAACACAACAAGGTTTAAGGAATGCGGTTGATAAGGATACAGATTATTTTGTAAAACAATCACCATCACCCAATTCAATTATTTCCTCATTAAATTCGGGAGCATCTAACTTAGGAGGTGTTGCAACAAATCTTGCGATTAACGCCGTGACAAAGGGTGGTTTGAAAAATTTGGCAAACGCATTAAAAAAACCAAAAACTGGTAAAACTATCACATTAACCGATGGTACAGAATTACCGATATATACCAAAAAGGATAATTTTTCAAAGACCATAGATGTAAATAAAGAATGGGATACTAATTTTTTTGAATTTAATGATAAAGTTGAAGCTGATAAGTTAAGTGAATTTATAAAAACTCAAACAGGGAAAAATCAAGTTTTGGTTTTGTTTAAAAAATATGGTAAATCAACTACAATCCCATTTGAAGGAACAGTTACTGGATTAAGTGAAGAGGTTACACCAGAATGGACTAATTTTAGATATTTGGGTTCACCATTTAAGGTAAATAGATATATGGGTGTTGAAAGAAGTTTAAAATTTAATTTAAAATTGTATTATACAACTCCCGGAGAAAAACAAAATATGGTTAAAAGGATAAACTATTTAAAATCATTGGCATTTCCATATGATGAAATTTCCGAAATGAAATATGGTGGTGAAACTCAAACATCACAATATGCGTTTTCACCAAATTTAGTTTATTTATCAATTGGTGATATGTATAAAAATGTGTTTGGATTTATTGAAAGTTTATCGTTTTCAATAGAGGATAATATTACGTGGCCATCCAACGTTAATGACCTAACCGATACCTTTATGTATCCATCGGTGGTTGATGTTTCTATTGGTATGAAAATAATAGAAAATCATAAAACGGAAACCGATAAAGGTGGTATTACAACATATAAATATGATTTTGATGGTAGAGGTAATAATTCTATATCAGAAACAACCGAAGCAATATAAATTTAATAAATGGCAAATAGATATCAATATAGTCAACCACTACAAACTAAAGGAACTAAAAAAAAATATTTAGGAAGTGTTATTTATCCAAAAATAAAACCATCGGATGATGATTTATATATTATATCCGAATCAAGTGACAGATTGGACATTCTTGCATCAAAATACTATAATGATAAAACACTTTGGTGGATTATAGCAACTGCAAACAATTTAAATGATGCATCCCTATCAATCACACCTGGTACTCAAATGAGAATACCATCAAATTTGTCAAGAATATTGAACGATTTTGAAAAAATAAATAAATAATAAGTTATGCCGTTTCCATTTATAAAACCATTAGAAGAGTGGATAGTAAAGAAATTAGAAGAAAGAGAAGCTAATAGAAATTATATTAGTACATTATCACCATTTGCAATGATGTCTAGTGGTGCAATTGTTTTGAAAAATAAAACATCCCAACAAATTAAAGAGTTATTTAAAACTCAAAATTATGGGACTGATTCTACTACATATCATGGATGTGTAATCACAAATACTACCGATGTTTCAAAATTATATCAAACAGGCAAAACCATTGTAGGTTATGATTTAAATGGTAAAGAAATTGTAGTAGAAGGAGAAGCCAATAGAAGGGTATCAACTCCAATTATAGAAAGTATAGAAATAGATACCGACGGTGGAAATAATACTTTAAAAACGGCACAAGTTAAAGTTAGAGTATTTACTTTGAAACAATTAGAAATGTTTGAATTGTTTTTTTTAAGACCATCAATGAGTGTCGTTTTGGAATATGGTTGGGGAACCGACATTAGAAATAAATCAAAAGCAGCTGAAATAGAAACAAAATTATTTGCAAAGAAAAAATTTGATGACTATAAAAAAGCTTACGTTGATTTATTTACATTAGATTCCACAAAGGGAGACTACATAAAAACTCTTAAAGCAACTGAAGGTGAATACGATTTTATGGTTGGTAGAGTAACAAGCTTTAATTATTCACCTACCGAAGATGGTACATATGATGTAACTATTGAAGTATCTAGTGGAAATGAATTACAATTATGGCCTGCATTAAAATCTGGAAAAGATTCCGTTCTTACATTGAAAAAAAATGATAAAAAAATAACAAGTTATGATTCTTTTATTCAAAAAATAGCAGCAGATTTTGGTAGAGAAGATTTTATAAAATTATTTAAAGGTGATGAAAAGGAATTTTTTAACTATGGTGTGACTAACATACAACAAAAAAATACCACAGTTTCAAAGACACCATACATTTCAATAGCAGCTATAATTAAACTAATAAATAATTTAAAAACTTTAAATTTACAAAAAGAAACAATTTCCGTTAATTATGAATATGATGGTAAAAAAATTATACCTGTAAATTCAAATCCAATGTTGATATCAACGGACGAATCTGTTATATTTCCAGGAAATTTACCAACAGTGGAATTAAATTCAAAAACAAACATTGTTGTATTAAATGCTACAACAATAAATGGTAAAATAAATGAAAAATCTTTTAATATAGATGTTTCTCCAATTTATGATTTTAGCACCAGTTTACCAATAAAAACAAATAAAAAAACAATAAAAAGTTTAGTTGATAATACCAACATTGAAATAAACTCAAATACAGGAAATTTATTAAATATATTTTTTAGTTATAATAGATTTGTAGAAATATTACAAAATTCAAATAGTATAACCGATTTAGTTAATTCCGTACTATCAACTATACAAAGTGCTATGTTGGGAATGTGTAATTTGGAACTACAAGTAAAAGAAGATTCACCCGGACAAAAATCTTTGGAAATTATTGATAGAAAAATTTCACAACTATCGATAAAAACAGGAACCGCATCCGAAAAATCAACTATACATAGATTTAAAATAGGTGTAAAAGAATCCATAGTTAAAAATTTCACTTTTAATATGGAAATGAGTACATTGATGCAAGCACAATCATTGTACTCAACTCAACTTGCAATTGCAAATGCAAATAAAAAAACAGGTACAGAAGCTTCAAAAGAAATAGATGGATTGGTTTCGGCAGATTTATCATATGCAACAAACGCAGATGGATATTTTTCAGTAAATGATATGGAAGTTAGTATAGTAAAAGAAGCAACAAAAAAACAAAATAAACAAAAAGAAGAAGAAGATAAAAAAAAGGAGGAAGCAGAAAAGAAAAAAGAAAAAGAAGAAGTAGATAAGGCAGCCGCAGAAGAACTAAAAAAATTAAATGAAGCTTACCAATCTAAATTTGTAAAATTTTTAATTGAAAAAAACAAAACTCCACAAAATTTAATATATAAAGATAGTGGGTTAGTTCAATTATATATGATGCCAAAAACACCAAGTGGGTCTACCGCATTAACATTTTTAGAAATAACATTGGAAATAGATGGATTGGCTGGATTTAGTTGTGGTGAATATTTTCAAATTGATGGACTACCAGAAATATACAATAGAAATGGATATTTTCAAATACTAAATGTAAAACAAGGTATTGACGAAAATGGTTGGAAAACAACAATTGAGGCAGCGTATTTATTAAAAGCAGAATAAAATGTATAAAGATTTAATAAAAGATAGAGAATTATATTCATTGGATTTTCCAAAAACAATTGTACCATTTCCAAACGATATTGATTACGAAAACGGATTTGTAAATAGATATTTTACACAAAGAGTAAATGATTCGAATTCTTTTGTTTTTGAAGTAAATTTGGAAGAGTATGGTTTACTATTAGAAAATCCATATTGGACATTGGGAGAAATAAAATGGAGAATCACAGGCCCAACATTACCGGTATATTCAAACAATGGAACTATGACTGATATAGGTGTCGTAGCATCCAATGCCGCATCCATTTCAATAGTATCAACTAAAATCAAAAACATAGGATTATATTTACCTAATCTATTACAATTTCATAAATAATAATTTGGTATTATAAATAATTTTTAGTATATTTAATTATAAACAAAATAAAGTTATGTCAAAATTTAAACATCTTACCAACGAAGAAATCCAACAAATGACATTTGATTGGAGATATAAAGGTTGGACGGTATTAGAATTACTTACCGAAACAGAAGTTGATGAAATCAACGAAGAATTAGATAGACTACGTTTAGAACGTAATACATCTGAGCCCGAAAAATGGCAAGAGTATGAACCATTTATGTATCCACACAAATTGTCATCAAAATTGGAAAAATTATTTACACATCCTAAAATGATTGAAGCAATGGAATTCCTAATGGAAGGTGATGTTATAGGATTACAAACTTGGGCATATTTTAAACCAAAAGGTGAATTGGGTAGAGACCAACACCAAAACGCATTCTACACAGGATGTGGACATAATGAAATTATCAATACTGCATTAGCATTAGATAATCACGACCCTGAAAACGGAGCAGTATGGAACTATGAAGGTTCACATAGATTACCGGTTTTACCAATTGAAGATAATGAAGAAAGAAAAGCAACTAATACTCTAAACTGGAGAAGTGAAAGAGGTAAAAGTTGTGTAATGCCAGAAGGACACGATTTCCGTAAGGTTGAGGGATATCTTAAAAAAGGACAAGTTGCATTATTACATTCACATGTTGTTCATGGTTCTGACCCAAATAAAGATACAACAAGAATGAGAAGAAATTTCTTGGGTGGATACTTGAAGAAGGGTGCATATTTCCATAGTGGTAATCAAATGAAAAGAGAACCAATCGATATTTACGAATTACGTGAAAAACATTGGGGAGAATAAATTTTGTAAATCAAAATATTTTTAGTATATTAGTAGGGTATGAATCTAATTGAAGATAAACATACCCTACTTTTGTTTTTAGGGGGTAATGTAAATATTGACCTTATTATTCCTGT